CTCCAGCACAAATAACAGCACCATCAAGATCTGGACAACCTGCTGCAATGACACCTGAAAGAAAAGGATCGAGTATCGTGTTTATTGATGACACTCAACCACAAGTACCTCAACAATCTTATTCATCAGTACAACAAGCAGCACCTACATCAACAATCAGTGAATCTAAACTGTTAAATAATTTTATTAAGAACAAACTTCTACTCGACCTGGCGTATCTATAATGTCAATTAAAAAGTCTCTATATGACGAGTTACTATTAGAATCAAATGACCAATCTAGAACGATTGATCTTATAGGTGGAGCAATTCTTTTCGAGTATTATGAAGATATTTTTTCTCCAACAATTACAGCAAAGATTAAAGTAATTGATAATGGAAATGTAATATCACCAGAGGATAATCAAGATGGTGATAAGCAATCTATTTACAATGGATTGCCACTCAGAGGTGGAGAAAGACTTTCTCTTAAAATTGCAGGAAACTCTTCAACAAATCCTGGATTAGATTTTTCAAAGAAAGTTGATGATTACTTTTATGTTTCAAGCATTACTGATGTAATTTCAGAAACAAATAGAGAAACATTTACATTGCACTTAATTTCAAGAGAAGCAATTGCAAATGAAACTGTAAGATTATCTAAAAAATATCCAACATCCTTAAAGATCAGTGATTCTGTTGAAAAGATTTTAAAAGATAGTTTAAAAACAAATAAAATCGGAACGATTGATCAGTCTTCTAATAAGTATGGATTCATTGGTAATTTAAGAAAACCATTTACCGTATTAGTTTGGTTAGCATCTAAAGCAGTCCCTCAAAGTTCTGGTGATGGGACAGCGGGATTTTTATTTTATCAAACACAAGATGGATTTCAATTTAGATCTCTTGATGAGTTATTGTTACAAAAACCAAAAGCAACATACACTTATACTGAGGCATCAGAATCTTATGATGAAAATGATCAAAAAGTTAATAATGATTTTAAAATTTTAAATTACTATACTGACAAGAATCAAAACTTAATTGAGAAACTTCGTTTAGGAACTTATGCAAGTCATCGAATGTTTTTTAATCCTTTAGACTTTTCTTTCTCAAAACCAGAAGAAGGATTATTTAAAAAAGATGACTATATTGGTAAAACTAAGAATCTTGGTGGGAAATTAAAACTTCCACCATTATCTCAAGGTTCTGATCAATCATTGGGAGATGTTCCAACAAGAATTATAACCGCTGTTCTTGATATTGGAACAATGGAAAAGGATGCTTCAACTTCAGTAAACTCTGATCCAAGATTATACCAATCACAAGCACTGATGAGATATAATACTTTATTCACACAATCTGTGAACATTGTAGTTCCATCAAATACAAATTTGAGAGCAGGTGACATTATTGAGTGTAATTTTCCAAAGATTACACAATCAAATGCAAAAGAATTTGACAGGGAACAAAGTGGTCTATATATGATTAAAGAGTTGTGCCATCATTTTGATGTAGAAAATTCTTATACATCAATGAAATTAATCAGAGATACATCAGGGATTAATGTAGAGGCAAGAAAGTCGTAAATGTTAGATCAATCATTACTTCAAAGTCACTTTATTGGTAGAGATGGTTTCCGTTGGTGGATTGGCCAGATTCCACCACTATCTTCTATGGGGAAACAAGTAGAAGGTGGTGGTTGGGGAAATCGTTTTAAAGTTCGTATTATTGGTTATCATCCTTATAGTGAAGCAGACTTGCCAAATGAAGATCTTCCATGGGCACAGTGTCTGATTCCAACTACTGCAGGTTCTGGTGCTGCAAATGTTTCTACAGGAGTTCAGTTACAGCAAGGTGATATTGTTCTTGGATTCTTTTTAGATGGTGATAATGCCCAAGTTCCTGTAATTCTGGCAACTTTTGGAAGAACCGATTCTGTTCCTTCAACAACTTATCAATCTCCATTTCAAGGATTTACTGGTTTTTCTGGAAAAGTAAGTAAAAATAAAGGAGTAACTTCTTCTATTGAATCTAATGAAGTAAAAAATAATTCTAATCCATCTCCACCAGGAGTTAGTGTAGAACAAGCACAACAATTATCTCAAAGAGTAGGATATACAGTTGTATCTGAAAGTGAAGCAATAGGTGATAAAGTTATTTTAGCAAATACTGTTAAGAATACTCAAATTGATAAAATTACTGTAGTTGTAAAAAATCTTCTTCGAAAATTAAAAAAACTTCAAGGAAACATTGCAAAAGTAAGGCAAGCAATTGATAAAGCGGTAGATGATATCGTAACAATGTGCAATGATTTTGTTGGTGGGATGTTTAAATTTTTTATTAAGCAACTACAGAAGATTCTAAAAAAAGGATTAGACTTATTATATAAATTAGTGTTTGCTCAAGTCTTCGCTGCAACAGGAAATCCAATCATTGCACATGCAGCAGGAGTTGCTGCACAGCAAGCAATGGTAATTCCAGTTAAATTACTTGAAGAAGCATTTGGTTGTGTTGCAGGGGCAGTCATACAAGGACTTAAAAGCACTGTTTCTGAAATTTTAAATTCTGTAGTGAGTAATGTAGATCGTTTTGTAAGTTGTGCTGCGGATCAATTTGCTGGTTCACTTTTAAATTCTGTGATTGGAGCAATTGAAACTGCAACAGAATTAGTTGATGCGCTGAAAGGAGTAGAAAAACTTCTTCAATTCTTTTCAGATTTTAATGTTGGTAATATTTTTAGAGAAGCAATTGGTTTACTTTCCGAGTTTGGAGTTGGATTTGCATGTAATCAAAATCTAGATAATTTCAAAGGTCTTGTTAATGAATGGACGATTGGAGGAGGATCATCTGGATCCGTATCATCTTTAACTTCTTCAATGGCACAAAGTTATGGAGCAATTCAAGAAGTTGCAAATATTGTAAATTCTGGTGTTGATATCACTTCAGTCCAACAATGTTTTACTGATGCTTTACAATTTGCAAGTCCTCCTATTATTAACATCTTTGGTGGTGGTCCTGGATCAGGAGCATCTGCAATTCCTATTTTTGGTAATCTTGTAACGAACTCTGATGGTCTGACAACAGCAAGTATTATAGGTGTTCAATTGACAAATCCTGGATCTGGATATTCTTTCCCACCATTTATAGAAATAGTTGATGATAATGATCAAGGATATGGTGCTGTAGCAAGATCACTTATTAATGAAAAAGGTGAAATTGAATCAATTTATATTGTCTCTGAAGGTGAAAACTATTCAGTTGGTAATGTTTCAGAATATTCTGTATTAAATGTGTTAGTTGAAGATGGTGGAGATGGTTATGAAGATGCAGAGGTTACTGATAGTTTAGGGAATCCTTATGATTCTCAAATTGTAGATGGTCGTATCTATAAGGTGACACCTCTAAATAATATTATCGACAGTCTTCCAGTCCTTTCAGTTATTTCAAATACTGGAACTGGAGCAATTCTTAGACCAGTATTAGGTTCTCCTAAATTTACTGGAGAACTTCAAATATCAATAGATTGCCCAATATAAAATGGCAGAAAGAATTCAAAATATATTCAAGAGGCAATTAATCAGTTTTAATCCCAATTTTAGGATTGATACAGCAAATCCTCAAATGGGGAGAACTGGCACTGATGTTTATAAAATTTATGGTGTCACAGATAATGGTGACAATCAATCATCCATCAGTTTAAGTAGTGGTGGATTAATGAGTATTTACAATGATCACTCACTACAAATTGTTGGTGGTGAAAAAAATAGTCAAGGTAAAGATGATATTGTTATTATTGGTAAAAATGGTAATGTCTCTATAACTGCTGATGGTTTAGTGAGAATTTACGCCACTAATATTATGTTAGAGGCAGAACAAGATATTCACTTTAAAGCAGGTAGAAATATTAACATGAAGGCAGGTTCTGGTCGAATCATGATTGACGGGCAAAGAGTTGATGTTGAAGGATCCAGTGGAAATATGATTTCTCTTCTTGGAAAAGATTTTACTAAAGAAGTTTTTAAAGGAAGTTTTATTGGTGTTGACTTTATTGATAAGGTTGTAAGTGGAATTGTAAATACTGTGGTTAATACTGTAGTTGATGTGATGACATAGTATGACAGTAGGAGTTGATACTTGTCTAAGTAAAGAAGATGCGCTTAAAAGTTCTTTAGAAGAACTCAATAATTTAAAGTCATCACTTTATAAAGATCCATCTGAAGGTAGTAAATTTTATGGATTAGAATCTCATTTTAATGAGAATGTTGTTTTTTATAAAGATATTACTGTCCACGGAAAAATAAATTATGATTTTACCAGATCTCCAACTCTGATAGTTGATAATTTAACTGTTCTTGGTACATCAACTTTTTTTGGTAAAGCAGATTTTTATGATGTTATTACGGCACAAAAACAATTAGATGTTGGATGTGGTGGAACAACATTAAGAGCAGTTGCTGAAACTGGTAAAGTTGGAATTGGAACAACAGTACCAAGAAAACAATTAGATGTAGTTGGAACTGTAACTGTTAGTGAAAGAATTGGTATTGGTAGTGTAGAACCACAACAAAGAGTTGATGTAGCAGGTAGTGTAAAAATTGATGAAACGATTTATGATTCTGCAAATGTTCCTGGAAGAAATGGATATTTTTTGACTCGTGATGCTCGTGGAGTTCGTTGGTTACCATTAATTGCAGAAAACCGAACAGATTTTCCTGGAATTGGTACAATTGGAATTGCTACAGATGGAATTTTTGTTCTCGATGAAATGGTTCCTCTTTATCCAGGACCATGATTTATTCTATAAATATTTCATTATAAAAGCAATAGAATGACGAGATTTTATATTCAAGATCAAGGAGTATTTGTACCAACAAATGACTTAGCACAAGCATTTGCTGCACTTAATTTTAAGCAAATAAACAGTCTTGGATTAGGAACAGATACTTGTATACCAGTTGTCAATCCTGATAATCCAAATTGGATTGCAGATATTCAAACTCAAGATTTATGGGGATTTGTTGGTGCTGGAGCAGCAGCACCAATTTATAGAATAAGTGATGTTGGTATTGGAACCAATAATCCATCATATAAGTTAGATATACATGGCACTGTTCATGCTACTCAAAGTGTTAATTTTGATTCAACTTTAAATGTTGATGGTGCAACCACACTAAACTCTACTTTAGATGTTGATGATGCTACAACTCTTAATGCAACTCTAGATGTTGATGGTGCTACAACTCTTAATGCAACTCTAGATGTTGATGGTGCTACAACTCTTAATGCAACTCTAGATGTTGATGGTGCAACTACACTAAACTCTACTCTAGATGTTGATGGTGCTACAACTCTTAATGCAACTCTAGATGTTGATGGTGCTACAACTCTTAATGCAACTCTAGATGTTGATGGAGATGTTACTTTTAATAGTCCTACACAATCTACAAATAAAGATACTGGAGCATTAATTGCTCAAGGTGGAGTTGGAATTGAAAAAAATCTAAATGTTGGTGGAAATACAAAATTAATTGGAACTTTAGAACTTGATTCATCATTAATTGATATAAATGGAGAAACCGCTGGTCCTGCAGTTGGTAAAACTGATTATAGATTAGCATCTGTTGGAACAGGTGTTTCTTGGAGACCTCCAGGAGTAGAAACTCAGAATACAATTTGGGTCACAAAAGATGGTAATGATAGCAATAGTGGACTTTTAGAGGGAGATGCAAAAGCAACTGTAGGAGCAGCAGCATCAATTGCTCAAGATGGAGATACCATTATAATTAGACCTGGAGTTTATACTGAAAATAATCCAATCGGTCTTCGTACAGATGTTACTGTAACTGGTCAAGATATAAGATTAGTTACAATTAGACCGTTAAATGTTACTAAAGATGTTTTCCATGTAAGGAGAGGGTGTTTAATTGAGAATTTAAATTTTGCAGGGACAAGCGTTGCAATTGCACATACTGGAGCAGCTGCGGTAGCATTTCCTCCATTGGACCCCGCTAGATATGCTTCCACAGGATTCATTGCTTCAGGTCCTGCAAATGAAGGTCCAAGCGGAAGATGGAGGTCTCCTTATGTAAGAAACTGTACCAACTTCATGACCAAAAGTATTGGCATGAAAATTGACGGAAATCACGCTAGTGCAAATTTTAGTGGAACAAATAATATTGGCAATGATTTGAAATCTATGGTTTGTGATTCATTTACCCAATATAATGAAAATGGTATTGGAGTTTCAATCACAAATAATGGATATGCTCAATTAGTTTCTATTTTTACAATTAATTGCGATATTGGAATTTATTGTGATAGTGGAGGTTCTTGTGATTTAACAAATTCTAACTCATCATTTGGAAATTTTGGATTAGTTGCTGTTGGTTTAGGTTCTACTGAATTTACTGCAACTGTGGGAACTTATCCACCAACAAGAACACAAGCAGGTGTTGATGCTGGAAGTGATAAGGTAACTTTCACAAATATGGTAGATTTATCTAATAATCCTAGAAGACCTTATGATGGACAAGCACTATTCTTCAAAATTAATTTAAATAACTATTCTGATGTAGTAGGATCTGGAATTATTTCTCAACCAATGGTTCAGGTTCAAGAAATTAAAGTTTTGAATGGTGGATCTGGATTTAGTCCAGTATCTCCACCAACAATTATTATTCGTGATGCTGGTGATTTAAGTCAACAACCAAAAGGACCTCAAGGTATTATTGCAGAGTTAAGTCCAACGATTGATGAGGTTACAGGTGCTATTACTGCAATTGATGTTGTTAATAGTGGAAGAAATTATCTATCTTCACAAAATTTAGAAGTGTTCATTGATGGTGGTGATGCTGTTGGCGCTGCAGCAACTGTAATTACTGAACCAATTTTCTATAGTGTTGATGTTGCTACACAAGTAACATCATCAGGAATTACAACAATAACTTTTAATGAATTTATACCATATGAATTATTTGGTGGCGAAGAAGTTTCCTTAAAAAGAATTAGTCGAATCCTAACAAGTTCTCATTCCTTCGAATACATCGGTACTGGAACTAGTATAAATACAGCAACACCCTTTCAAGGTGCTGTGCCGATTAAGGCAAATGAAATTGTTGCTTTAGATGGAGCACAAGTTCCATTTACAAGCACAGACCAAAAAGGTAATTTTGATATTGGTGAAGGATTTCAAATCAATCAACCAACATCAACAATTAGAGGAAGAGACTTCAGTAAAGCAATTCAAGCAGAAGTTACACCATTAATTTTAGCGTTGAGATAACAAATGGCAATTGCACCACTTAATAAGTTTATCACAGTAGCAGTTCCAGTTGCTCCAGGAGAACAGACGGTTTATACTACTCCTACTGGTGTTTCTGCAATTGTTTTATATGCACAAGTTGCAAATGTTGGCGTAAACACATATCCAACAATTACTTTTACTCACAGAAGAAAAAGCACTTCTCAAAGAACTGCAGGAAATGTAAGAAATATTCGTGTCATAAAAGATGCTGAAATTGCACCAAATGATGCTCTAATCATCATTGATGGTAGATTAGTTTTAGAAAGAACAGCAATTATTACAGATTCAATTCTGATTGAAGGAACTCAATCTGGCATTGTTTCAATTTCTACTTGTACTTATGATAATAATACTGGTGTCACAACAGTAACTACGCAAGTACCACATAATTTTGTTGCTGGTGATGAAGTTACAATGAGTGGATTAGCATTTACTTGTAGTGGTTCATATGGTCTTACAACATCAATTTTCCCATCACCTCAACAATCCTTTGTGATTGATTCAATTATCGGAGATGTGGGAACATCTAAGACCTTTGTAACTAACTCTGGTAGAGTTACTGGAATCGCTCATACATATGTAAGTGGTGGATTAGTTGGACCACTCCAAATGGAATTTATTTGCAGTATTCTTGAAAATAGTACCACATAATTATGCCAAAGAATCTAAGTGGGAGAGTTAAAAGAACTCCCCAAACACAATTATCTGATGTTAGATTTAGATATTTAACGCTTGGAGATACAGAACCAAACTTTGGTGACCCCGTCGCACCTGGAGAAACTCCTCCTTCTGGTCAACAATATCAAATTGTCTCAGTTGAAGGGCATCCTGGAGAAAGATATTGGGTTCCAATTGGTGGCGGTGTAATTCCAGGTTCTATCACTGTTTATGATGAAAATTATATAGTTGGTGGACCTAATAGTACTACACAATTAAATTTTGTTGGTCTTGCAATCACTGCAGAAGGATATAGGACGGGATTAACAAATCCGGGTATAGCAGTTACGGTCAGAGTATTTGCTCCAGGAAATAATCAAGAACTTTTATTTAATTCATCAAGTGATTTTGGAACATCTCCAAAATTAACTTTCGACTCATCTATAGGTTTATTATCTGTTCGTGATCGTTTTGCTGTTGGTGTTGGTGGTTCAATTATCACAACAACTGGTATTGGTTCTGTTGGAATTGGTACAACAAATCCAACGCAAGAACTTCATGTTCAGGGAGATTTAAGACTCACTGGAACAATTTATGATTACTATAATTCACCAGGAAATACTTCAGAATTATTGGTAAAAAATAGTTTTGGTGGACTTTCATGGGTTGATCCGGGCACTGTTCGTTCAGGAGCTGGTGGAGTATATCAAAACATTCAATTTCATAATAATGCTGCATTAGTTGATGGTGCTCCTAATTTTGTTTATGATGAAGTCAATCAAAGAGTAGGTATTGGAAGCACACTTCCAACAACTCTTTTTAATGTAATTGGAGTTTCATCATTTAAAGGTGGAGTAACAATTGATAATTTAAATGTTAGCGGAATAATTACAACTAACAATTTATTAGTTACTAATAGCACCACACTTGGTCCGTTAACTGGGACAGGTGCTAATTTTACTGGTATTGTAACAGCAGGAAAATTTATTGGACCAATTGATATAACTAATTTAAATGTAACTGGTTTTGCAACTATCGCAAATCTTGGAGTTTTAGGACTTACAACAACTCAAAATCTTCAAGTTTATCAGTCTACCACTCTTAAACAACTAAAAGTAACTGGCATCTCTACATTTGATTCTCAAGTTAACATTAATAATTTGAGTGTTACTGGAGTTGGTACTTTTGATAATATAAAGATAGATACAAATACTATTAGCACATTATCAGGAAATCTTGTTCTAGATTCAAATGCAGGTACTACAGAAATTGATGATGCTGTTTATGTAAAAGATACAACTAATTCTACCAGTAAAGATACCGGTGCAATTATTGTTGACGGTGGTGTTGGCATTGAAAAAAATCTTTATGTTGGTGGAGATTTAAATATAAATGGTAGTTTTTCACTGGATCAATTAACTGCTAGAATAGGTAATTTTACTGAATCCTTACAGACAGTTAATTTTAATGCTACTGGATTTTCAACAGTATCAAAACTAAAACCCGCAACAATAATCGATTCTACTGGTGCTACAGGTCCAAATAATTATGTTGTAACTGCAAATGGAACTGGTGGTTGGTCTTGGAATCCAGCACCAGTTGGAGCAACAGGTGCAACAGGTCCTAGAGGTGCTACAGGTACTCAAGGTGCTACAGGTACTCAAGGTGCTACAGGTACTCAAGGTGCTACAGGTACTCAAGGTGCTACAGGTACTCAAGGTGCTACAGGTACTCAAGGTGCTACAGGTACTCAAGGTTCTACAGGTACTCAAGGTGCTACAGGTACTCAAGGTGCTACAGGTACTCAAGGTGCTACAGGTACTCAAGGTTCTACAGGTACTCAAGGTGCTACAGGTACTCAAGGTTCTACAGGTACTCAAGGTGCTACAGGTACTCAAGGTGCTACAGGTACTCGAGGTGCTACAGGTACTCAAGGTTCTACAGGTACTCAAGGTGCTACAGGTGCAGCTGCTCCAACAGGTTCTTTAATGTTGTTTGCAAACTCCGCTGCACCTGCTTTTTGGACTCAAATAACTGATGCAGCATATAATAATAGGGCACTTAGATTAGTAAATAATTCTACTGGTGGATCTCTTGCAGGCAGTATTGATTTTACGTCTTTCTTTAGTGGAACTGATTCCATTACTAATGTTCCTGTTACAGGTACTGTTGGAGATACAACTCTTGAACCAGATGAGATACCTCTTCACACTCATCCTTTTGTTGTCACTCCCTCTCTCGGTAACTGGTTCCAGGGGATGTTTGGCCTTAGAACAACACGAGGACTAGATTTTGCATATGGTGGACATGGTATAGGTCACGGAATTGTAACTATAGGACAAAATACTGGTGGTGGTGGATCTCACAGTCACACCTTTTCAGGTACTGTAACAGGAAACACTAATAAAAACTTTACAATAAAGTACATTAATCTTATACTATGTCAGAAAAACTGATTAAAATTTATTAAGGAGAATTATTATGTCTAAATTAAAAAAAGGAAATTTTTGCCCTCTTATTAAAAAAGAATGCATTGGATTAAAATGTGCTTGGTTTACCCAAATTAGAGGTGTAAATCCAAACACCGGACAAGAAGTAGATGAGTGGGATTGTTCAGTCAACTGGTTACCGATGACAACACTTGAAGTTGCTCAAAGATCACTTTCTACAGCAGCAGCAGTTGAATCTTTTAGAAATGAAGTTGTAAAAGCAAATGAATCAAATCAACAACTTTATATTTCTGCAATAAATCAAGGTGTTATTCCTGCTCAAATTACTCCACTCAATCAACCGTTAAATACTTTACCTGAAGGGGAGGATAAAGAATGAGATTAACAATTGTACCATCTGATAAAACAATCATAATCGATCAAACTGCAGTTACTCATATAGAACAAGATATGAGTTGGATTCCATCCAATGTTCGTGCTGTTCAATGGAAAGATACACATGGGCATATTGAATATAATGATGGAACTCTTAATCAAGAAATAGAAAATCTTGGTATTTTTGAAAATGCAATTACCAATTTTAATGATGAAATTAAAAGATTAGAAGAAAAAAGAATTGCTGACGAAGAAGCATACGAAGCATCAAGAAATTATGAGGAAGAATTTAGACAAATTAGAACTGGTAAACTTTATAAATCAGATTGGACTCAAATTAGAGATGTATCTCTTCCAAATGATGAAGAGTGGAAAATTTATCGCCAATTATTAAGAGATTTACCAGAAAATATCACAGATTATAAAGCAATGGTGCTTGATCCAGATCATCCAGATTGGCCTCAGGAACCCACTTGACACCCCGAGCAAGACTCCCTATAATATGGGGGTAATCAACGGAACACCCAATGAACACCGAACAAGAATGCGTACAAGGCATCGTGATTGATGTCTGTACTAGGTCATTTCTTCTTCTGAGTGACCAAGGCAGCGAGCGTATGGTACAATGCGATACTGTCAGTGAATTTATGAATGTTCTGGATGTCGTCACCGCACAACTGAACCCTGAGCAAATTGAGTACGCAGACCTTGCAATTCATGGAGAGTGATGGAAGTTTTTACAGT